TTGAGCTACGTTTTCTCTTAAGTGACCTTTAAGACCTTCTAGAAATCCTAATTTGTCCCATTTATTAATTGTGTCCTCTTTAATAACTTTAAGGTGTTTTAACCCGATGTTACCAACTAGACCTGATTCTAATAATGCTCCCATTTTTTTGGTTTTTATTAATTTTTAGTTTATTTTTATTTTAATTTTGACATTAAATCTTTCATTCTCAAGAACTGTGGATTCTCATATGTTTTAGATTCAATTAAGTTAACTGCTGAACCTGTTGAAGGTGCTTTAGCAATTGTTCTTTCTAATGATTCATTCATAGGTTGAGAAGTAGTCCCTGTAAGTTCATCTTTAATGACTTTGTATAAGTTTTTAGATTCTTTAATGTTTTCTACACCGTCAAATCTTCTTAAGATATTTATTTTTTCTTGTTTTGATGTTGAATGTTCTGTAAACAAACGAGTAGCATAAGCTAAGTTTGAATTAAACACTGCAACTTCATTCAATTTATTTCTAAATACGTTAAGAGCTTTTCTGTATTCTTCATTTTTTTCTCTAAGAACTCTTAATTCATTTGTATTAGTATTCTCTTTAATTGCGGTATTAAAAGATGAGTGTGCTCTTGGTTTTGGTAAACCACCTCTTCTAAAATTACTTCCACTACCTAATGTACGAGAAGCCTCTTTTGGTTCAACTTTTTTAGTTGTATTAGCAACTTTAGTAGTTTGCTCTTTTGTTTCTGTTTTTTTAACCATTTTGTTATTACCAAATTTACTACCGGAGTTTTCTCCTTCTTTGTATTCAAATTTAGCTTTACCTGTTCCCATTGTTGGATTAACAGATTTTTTCACAGTTTTAAATCCACCTTCTTGGTTAGGTTTATTTGAATAAACGTTTTTCTTATTTGGATTTCCAAATCCGGTTCCTTTTGGTTTAACCGACATTTTAGATTCCATCATTCCGTCATCTTCCATATCCAAGTCCATGTCGTCTTCTTCATCAAAAGAAATTTCATAAACGATTTCTTCTTCGTCAAATTCTGATTCAAAATCTTTAAAGTGTCCGTCTACATCCCCAATTTTATGACCTTTACGTCTTTTAAAATCATGTTTGTTTCCTCCGAATCCTTCCTCCATTTCTGAATCTTCGTCTTCAGTATCAAATACTCTAGATATGATATCTTCAATACCCTCAGAATCATCATCCATATCTTCATCTTCAAAGTTAAAATCCATGTCGTCAGAATCATCAAATCCTTCATACATTTCTTCTTCGTCGAAGTATTCTTCACCTTCACCAACAATCATATATTCTTTGTTGTTCTCCTCGTCTTTTAAACTGATATTACCAGAATCATCTTTGGTAACAACAATATTGTCTTCAGGTCCCATTAATTGGAATACACGTAAGATTTCTTCATCATCTTCTACGTCAGTAAGGTCTATGGTGTCCTCGTCATCTTCCATATCTATATTATCAGTGTCCATGTCGTCATCCATATCCATATCAACATCTATGTCGTCCATTTCTGTATCGTCCATATCAGTATCCATATCCATGTCATCCATGTCAACTTCAGTGTCAATCTCCTCATCATCTTGTTCTGTAAGAGATTCTTTTACTAGTTCTTTGATTTCTTGCGACATTGTCGAAGCAAGTATTCCTTTTGCATTTTCCGCTACCGCCTCTTCCAAATTTTTCATTTGGATGATAGCTTCTTCAACTAAAGATTTTTCTTTTGCCATTTATGTTTAAGTTATTTTAATATATAAATATCACCCATTATCAAAAAAGTATTATTTTTGCTAATTCGATAATAAGTTTTTTATTATAATAAATATTACAAAAAAAATAAAAGCATAAAAAAAGGAGACATTTCTGTCTCCTTAATTAATTATTGAATATAAATTATTATTCTATCACTTCATCAATTTTACTTTCAACAATTGCTGTGATTCTCCACTCCATGGTGTAATTCTCGAATACTTTTGTTACTTTAGCCTCAACATCTGTTGGGTTGTAACCACTCACTAATTTTTCTTCTCTTAATTTTTTAATCTTTCCTGACTCGGTATCAACTGAGTCCAATGTAATTTTTGCAATAAAATACTTTTCGTCCATAATTTTTTCTATTTAGTTTAATACCCTAAATAATCGTTTAATTTTTTCATTAAGTCAAGTGATTTATTTCCTGAATCACCAACATGTCTTTCAATACTCATTTTTTTCTCTTCTTCTAAATTCTCGTCATACAGATGTTTGTCATCTTTATTTAAGAATAGATACGCTCCCGGAGTTGAAGGTGAGGACACCAAGTCAAAACAAATTAATTCAAAATCGTCTTGTACTTCATTTTGTTCACCAATCTTTTTAAGAGAACCTACACCTCTTGACGATATTCCTAACGTAACCCCTTGTCTTAAGTAATTTGCAGCCAAATCTCCTTTGGTTGAACAAATACCTCTTTCGTGGTATCCCGGTGATGTCAATAATTTAATCTTACCCATTAGAACATTACCTTCCCACCATACTTCGGTGATTGCGTGAGAAACTCTATCTAAATCAATTAAAGATGATTCAGGGTGATTTAACTCGGACAAAGCCGTACCCTTTTTAATCATTTTTTTATAATTATCAGCCTCTCTTTTTAATATACGTTCAGGGTATAATCTACCATTTCTATTTGGTGTATCATATTTTTGTAATACCGCATAAAATTCAAATGGTTTTGAGTGGTCTAACATTTCATTAGATTCTCTTATTAATGTTTCGTTACGATTATCCTTTGGATTAATATATCCTGCATCGTACTCTATGAGAATTGATTTTTTATTTAACTCATTATTGGTATTAATTTTTAAATTATTCATTTTTTTCTACAAATTTCCATTTATAACCACCGGCGGTTTTACGTTTATTTTGACAAACCATCCTAATAGTATTTCTATTTATTAGTAAATATTCCGAAACTTCCTTTAAACTACACCACTCTTTAATAATATCTCCATCTAATGATAATTGAGTGACTGGTTTGAATTTACTCTCAATACAAAATTTACTTTGTTTTTTACCAAACATAGGATTTTTATAACCAAATCGACTTAATGATAATTTTTTCCTACCTTCATCCGTAATTTTTCTTAATTTGGCGGATGATTTCATTTTTTCCAAAGTAACTTCTGAAAAAACTCTACTTTTTAATTTTAATGATATTTTTTTATTACACTCAACCCCAAAATTACCACCATCACCACCTTCACTAATATTTGTTAATTTAAACCCCCAAGTACGTAACTGAGATATCCAATATTTTTCCCAAAAACCCCAATTATCGGTATCAACCACATCTAATATTTCTAATATTGGTTTTAAATCTTTATCTAATAAAGATATTATCCAATTGTTTTTATGTGTTTTAGTATATTTTGATTTTTTCAGGTGTTCAACTAACCTATTTTTAGGGTCGTCAGATTTACCAACGTATCTAATTTCGTCAGTTATAGGGTCTTTTAAAGTATATATAAATGTTTTATTCAAAATATATGTTTTAATAATAAATATTAAACATTTTCAGTTTGCGATATATCTTTAACGGATTTGATTTTTTTAGTTAGATAAAACTTAAAATAATTGTTGTCATAAAAGTTATCATTGTAGATTTTATTTGTAATTTTTAATAATGTATCTTTAATTTGTTTTGATTTAAAATCGAGGTTTTCTTCTATAACATAGAAATTGACTTCTAAATTCATAAATGATTTTTTACCCAAATTTAATCCACTTGACCTTAAATCTAAATCTACAATAAATTTTGTATCAAAAATTTTATTATTTAACGACTCGTAAACCGAGTGTTTAACACCTCTACTTAAATTTAAAACTGTTCTCGACCAATTATCGGATTCATAGATTGGTTCGACCCATGTTTGTATGTTTAAGTAAAGTGATTTCAAGTTTACAGAATCAACTGTCCCATAAACAACTTTCGCGGTTTTGAAACCTGTTAGTTGAGAGGTTTTCCCCTTTTTCATTAATTTTCATATTTTTCCTTTTATTTTTAAAAAAGATAGGTAAAATAAGGTGTCAGGTCAACTTTTTTGTTATTTTGATATATATGTTATATATGTTAATAGTTAAATTAGATAAAAATACACCAATAGAGAAAGCATTGAAACTCTATAAAAGTAAAGTTATCAAGACACGTCAAAGTTCTGAACTTAATAAGCGAAAAGAATTTATCAAACCTTCCGTAAAAAAAAGAAACGTGTTAGCTAAGGCTAAACACGTTCAATTAAAATATTATTCGGATAACGATTAAAGATTTTCGTTTAAACTTTTAAGTTTAAAATAAGTCAGTTTATCGTACTTCTCTGATAACACTTTTGTAAGTGTTTCATCAATTCTACTCTTCACTGAATTATCTTCGGATGAATTTTTCATTGCTGTTAATTTATCAACAACATTTTCTTTAAGTGTATTAAATTTTGAAGTTAACTCTTTATCATCTTCAGATAACAATTTAACAATCTCAGCTTTATCAGATTCACTTAAAGTATCAATATAATTCTTAATAGTTTTATTTGCCACACTAACCATAGTTGATAATGGAAGTTCAATCCCTTTAGATTCTGTAATTGGAAGTTTTCTCAAATTTTCAATAATTAAATTTTTACTTTTAATTCTTGATTCAATGGTTAAAACATCTGTTGAAAATAAGTTATCAATATTTTCGTATGAGTTATTAGATTTAGTATTTCTAACCCACATATTTAATTTTTTTAAATCTGATGGTAAAATTTTATTCACAGCATTTTCATATAGAGTTATACATTCGTGGATGTATTCTCTTGAATATGATTCACTTAAACCTTTTTTAGAGTTTAACTCATCATACATATAGAAAATCTTACTAACATTTTTATTTTCTAATACAAGTTTTTTAAATGTTTTTAATTCGTCTTTAAATGTGTCGTTTTTATACGACTCAAGTAATACGTTTTCTATCTTCGATTTTAATATTCCAAACTTTGTCATTTTCTTTTTTAATTATAAATATCAATCATTTAAGATTTTCTCCAATTCTTTTTCCATATCACCTAAAGAATTTCTTGCTCGAGATAAATCAATATAAGAATCGTCTTCAGTTAGATTACCACTTTCCAATAATATATTCAGATTATCTCGTTTGACAGATTCAGGGGTTATTTCAGCTTCACCACCCGGTGCCGGTGCTCCACCCGGTTCAGGTGCTCCACCCGGTTCAGGTGCTCCACCTAAATCAAGTCCACCACCTAAATCAGATTCAAGACCACCTCCGCCTCCTCCACCAGGTGGTGGGGCAGGAGCCGCAGCTCCAACGGCCGTAGTTCCGGATTTACTTGCGTATAATTTATCAATAGTATCAAACACACCTGTATGAGTAATAATTGTTGCGGTATTTGTTAATTCAGCACCAACCGCTTTTTCAATACGTTGTTGTTGTAAATCTAATTTAATTTCTTCATCAGAGAATCCTAATACGTGTTTCTTAGCCCAAGTAACCGATACCGGAGCAATACCTTCAATAGCCGCAACAGCATCTTTATACAATAAAATTTTCTCTTTCCAAATATCAATTTTTAATAAGTCAGCTTGAGACGATGGATTTGTAAGTGCTAAAGTAAAGTTTGACAACTCATCCTCAAATCCTAATAAGAATAAATGAATGATTGCAATTTTATTTAATTCCGCAATCATAGATTTTTGAATTCTATTGATTGTTCTTGCAAAACGAATATCCATTAAAGATAAGTTTTTACCATCACCCGTTACTTCCTCAAAACCCAAAAATGCTTTAGGTACACGAAGTGCTGTTAATAATTTCTTTTGGATGTATTCAATATCGGCAATCTCTGCCAAATTTTGTGCTCCCGGTAATGTATCAATTGGACTTGGAGCCGCAGGGTCACGAACCGGGATAAAGTAATCTTGGTCAACAGCCATTTGGTTAAACCTCATATCCACGTTTCCGGTGTTATGGTCAACAACTTGACTTCTTTTAAATTTATTAGCCACACGTTGTACATATGGTTCAACATCTTTGTCATCCATATTACCAACATAAACTTTAAACACACGTCTTTCAGGTGCTCTTGAAGTTCTGTAGATTAACATCGCATCTTCTGAAAGTAATAATTGTTTCCAAATACGTCTTGCTTTTTCTAACATAGAAGTTCCATAAGGAAGTTTTCTATCATCACCTAATAATCTAAAGTGAGCAATCTCCCAAGAGTTAAACTCCATATCTTTAGCTTTCCATTTAAAACGTAAACCTTTACTATCCGCCGGTTCTTCAACATTCGCTGATTTTGCCGCCATACCTCTTTCCAATCGTTCTATTTCAATGTTTGGTAATTGCATACACCCAACAATACCTTTTTCAGCATCCAATTTTAGATACACAAAATTATCCCCATATTTACAAGTATTTCTTGTCCACATAGGTAAATTTGTATTTAAATCTAAAACATTATTAAATAAGTCCGCCAATATACCCTTGATTCTTTTTGATTCAGAATAAATCTGTAACATATAACCATTTTGGTCAACAGTTGTTGATTCTTCACCATAGATATCCAAAGCCGCTGAAATTTCAGGAGTATACTCCATCGATTCATAATCATAAAATGAAGCTAAACGAGTTGGTTCATAATATACCGCTTGAGTATATAAATTACTTTCAATTTTAGTCCATTGATTGGCTAGATAATAAGTTTGTTGTGCCTGTAATTTTTCTCTCTCGTATTCGGCTTTAGATGTGGTTTTTAATAATTCCTTCTTATCTAATTGATATACGGGATAATCTTGATTCAATAACGAATTTGGTCCAAATGCTTTGGATAACCTTTGCCAAACCGTTAAATCATTATTTTGATTGTTTTCCATATTTTAAATTTAAATATATTTTTTCTTATATAAATAGTTTACTTTATTCTATTGTTGGTGTCGGTGTTTGTGTTGGTGTTGGTGGAAGAGCCCCACTAAATGTATCAATAGTTTTAGGTCTATTAAAATCAGGTTCAAATACGTTAACACTTAAAATATCTTGACCCGGAACGACCATTCTAGAACCTGCGAAAATTTTCCCTGATTTTTTTCTATTTTCAAAACCACCTGATTTACCAACACCTGTATTAAGAGATGCGTTAGCATACAAATCCGCATTTGCGTCAAATGTAATACTATTATTTAAAGTAGACGTTTTTCTATCGGTAATACCCATTTATCTTTATTTGATAAATATTATCTTGTACCAAATAACCAGCCGTATTTCATATAATCGTCTCGACTTATATTTCCATTACTAAATTGGCCAATTCTTTCTCGAGTATTTGGTATCACAGGGTTAAAGGATAATGATTCACTTACATTGTCATTATTAGTGACCGCCCAAGAATCAATCATAGCTTTAGTATGTTCAGTAACTTTAGTTAATTTACTAAACGATGATTCAGCAACGTAGGTTGCCATTGCAATAGACATAATTAAATCGTCGTGATGGCCTTTTTGGTGGTCAGGTCTACCATTCATATAAATAAAAGTATTCATTTCATTATATAAACGAGAACTATAAATTCTAAACCCATGTCTCATTACTTCTTCAAACGAAGCAATAATTTGAACTCTTTTATTATTAAAGTTTATTCCCGGAATTTTCTCCGCGGCTTTTGGGTCGTATTTCCATTTGTTTGCAGTATCAACCCCATCAATATATAAATCTTTATAATTCATTTCTTGGAGTTTTCTTGATGTTGAAACACCCATACCTCCTGTGATATCAATTACAACAAAACAAGAATAGTTTGTCGCCCATTTATGACAAATTTCCGCCATGGTATCAGGAGGTAATTTACCCACATACTCCGCAACTTGTTCTTGAGTATCAAAATCAACAATTTGGAATGAACTAAAATCTTCAGAATCCCCACGAGAAACGTCAACCCCCATAATATATTTATGACCAATCACTGGTTCTTTCCAAATCCAAAGAGCGTTACCCATTAATTTTGATTTAGGTTCAAGAATCATATTCTCACGAATCTTTTGCATCATAAGTGAATCAAATACGTTATCCCCCGAACCTAAAAAGTTACACTCCAACTCTTGGGACACTTTACGTTTATCGTATTTTAATTTCTTAACCATCGCCTCAAACCAACTTGAACAAGGTTTGTAACCGGCATCCATCAGAACTCTTAATTCTTTATAATTTCTATGTTCGTAAGGCATTTTAGACCAATCAAGAAATTCGTCAGGATTATAATCTTCTTTATTTAATAGGAAATGAATTATATCATCAGTTTTCACCAAGAATAAATCTTTAGTATAACGTGGGTCACGATACCAAAACATCTCGGTAATTTTGAAGTCATTCATATTACGTAATGCTTGGTCATATATTTCATAGTAAATTGGGTCGTATCCGTTAGGTGTTGACACAACTATTACTTTACCTCCCGTAGATAGGGACGCCATACAAGCAGCCCAAAAGTCACTGTCAGCTTCGATAAACGCCGCCTCATCAAATACAAGTATTGTGGGTGTAAATCCACGCAAGGCATCTTTCGATGTTGCAACGGCTTTAACCTCACAACCATTTGTTAATTTATAATGTTTTTGGGAATTTTTTGCTTTATCAAAATCCACACCGGTCCAAGACGGCCATTGAGCAACGAACGCTTTTATTTTATTTGCCATCTCCAATGAAGTATCCAACTTATTGGCGATAATCAATATTTTCTCGGGGGTTTCTTTTCTTGCGAATACTAATTTTCTTGACATCCAAGCCGCGGTAACGGTTGATACCCCGGCCTGTCTGTACTTTAATGCTATATTCTCATTGTATTCTTCGTAATCTTCTAATAATGATAATTGGTCAGGGAATAGTTCTAATGGGACATATTTTTTAACCGTATTATCATATGTTTCCAAATACGTTCTTAACGCGTATTCAACATCTCTATTACATTTTACGTACTCAATTAGTACTTGTTCTTTTGTTAAATTTGACATAAGTCGGATTGGTTTTTAGAACCCAAGTGCCGACAAATCAAAATCATCAAAGTCGTCGTCACCGTAGTCGTCATCATCATCATCATTATCGTCACCCATTTTATCATCATACTCATCTTTTTTCAAATCATTAACGATTTCGTCAACCATTCTTTGAATAAATTGAGCACCTTGTGGGTTTCCTTCTAATATTAGTTTAGCTACTCTTAAAAACTCTTGTGCTGATAGTTTCGAGAATCTCACAAATAAATAATGTTGGATGTGTTTCATATCATCATCAAACAATTTATCAGGATATGCCTCTAAAAATTTTTCCCAAAATATTGGACCTAATCTAGAATCCCATATTTCAGCAGGTAATGTATCTTCCGCCCCTAAAACCATTTCGGCTTGTTTTGGGTCATCAGGTAAACCATGTGTACCAAATACTTCATATACTCCTTTTACTAATTCGTGAACCAATAATGGAAACGTCATAGCTCTTGCTTTAACTGTTGGTGGGTCTGTTTCATCATCAACTTCACTTTGTCCCATTTGTCCTCCACCTGAACCTGCCATACCTTCCATATCCGGGTATAACCAGTATAAATGTTCCATAAGGGATTGTGTAACACCATAATGATTAAGTAAGTTAGGGTCTAATCTACTTAATTCATCACTAACCAATACATACATATGACCACCTTTAAAAGCAGCCCCTTGTATTAATGAGTTAATTAATCTTCGTTTTGCCTTTTCTAAATTGAATTTTTCAAACTCATCCGCAAAATCTTCTAATTCTTCAGGATGGTCTTCAGCCTTTTTAAATGCGTCTTTAACTTCTTCATCACTAGGTTGTTGAGGTTCTGTTTGCATTCCTTGAGCCGCAGCCATAGGTCCGTGAACTAATTGAGCGTCAAACTGTAAAGACCCTTCAGGAATTCCAAGTTCTTTAACAACTAAATTAACTGCCAATCTTTCTAAATATTCTTTATTTTGGGATTCAACTTGTATAATTCTTTGTAAACCACTCATTACAGTCGACATTAACCCCATCATTGGATTGTTTCCTTGAATTGCGGTAGTATCTCCCAAATATCTTCTTACTTTGTCTACAGAATCTTTAAAACGTTTAGACGAGATTACTTCAATATAATCTTTATCACCGTCTTTCGGTAAAGCGGGATTTTGATTAAATGGCGTTTGTTTTGAAGTAATTTTTCTTTCAATACCCGGCTCCATTCTTTCAGGACCTTCATAATCAATTGGTGCCTCAACTAAACTACTTTTAATTTCTTTAAGTAATGAACGTTCATTTTTAGTGATTGTACCTTCAGATAATTTTCTTTCTAATTTTGTTTTAGCTTTTAAAATCTCTTCCATTTTTATATTTAAACTCATGATTAATCAATTTTAATACCTATACTATCAAACGATAACCAAGTTGGTAATTCTTTTTTAGTAGCTTTAGGTGCCGGTTTAGCACCCGGTTTAGGTTTGTATGGAGAATCTGTTCCCGGTCTTGTCCCTGGTTTAACTTTTGGTTTTGCCGGAGCAGTTTTTGTGTCCTCACCAATTAAACTTAAAAAATCTTTTTTAGACATTTTAGGTGTTATATGTTTTTCAACTAATCTCATAATTTGTTTCTCTATTTCGTTTTCACCAATAGTAACACTTGGAGATATTTTAGTCAAATTATTTTTCATTCCACCTGCTAATGCAGCACCTACTTTTTTAGTATAATCATTAAAACTAAAATTTTCTTTTGGTTCTTTTTTCTTTTCAGGTAATTTGTCAAATTTAGTGTCTTGAGCAAATTCATCAGCCATTCTACACCATTTATCTCTTATTTTTTTAGGTTGTGATTTATCATTACATCTAGCAAAGAAATATTTTTGTTGACTTTTTGATTGAAATTTTTCTTGAAGTTGATTATCAGAATCATCATCCATTCCATCAGGACCTTGAACTTGAACAGGGTCTTGACTTACTTTTCCTTTATCTACATCATCTTTATCCACTGGAGTATCTTCAGTGAACTCAATTTTACCATCAGGTAACATTTTAGCCATTGATTTTCCTTGAGTAGAAACACCTTTTTTAACTTCATCGGGTGTTGCAATAATTTTAGTTGATGTAACAGTTTGAACTTCATTAGGTTCTTTTTTACTTTCTAATAGACGTGTAAATAAAACATTTACTTGTTTGTCAGACAAATATTGTAATGTTGACGCTTTAAATCCTTCTTTAATAAGTTTTAATTTTTTTTGATTAGTGTTCATATACAACTTTTTTTTCAAATTCTAAAACGATGTCTCGTTCGTATAATTTATTTTTTACTGATTCTTCTGTTTCACCAAACGAGAATACTAATCTAGTTTGTCTATCAAAATCAACGTTATCACTTTCATTTTCATATCCCAAAGCAATTATACCATCCATAGAATCAATCATCGAAAAATAATCAGAGTTTTGAATTACTGACATGGTTATCATATCATTCTTCAAAACTCCTACTTTTTTTATGTGTTCTAAATCAGGTGGGAGTGGATATCTGTTGGATGGTTTAGCGTCCCAGTTTTCACCCCAAATGTTTTCCAAACTATCCGAGAAAATAAATTCATATATGTTATCTCCTTTATAATTTGGTCCTAATTCGTTAACATATATTAAATAACTCATAGTATCTCACCTTTAGTGTTTACTCTAATCTGTTTATTATCCATTTCAAATACCAAGTTATGTTTGTTAGTTTTACCAACTAATTTTGCTCCCGGATATTTTGTTATTAATTTAGTAGAAGCAACTTCTTGAGAAATACTTTCAGAGATTTGTTTAATTTTTGATATTTTATTTTTTTTCTCTTCTTTAATTAAAGATTGTGTTTGTTTCTTGTTTTCTAATAATTGTTTTTCTTTTTGGTCTATTTTAAAATAACCTCTTAATACTTCATCAACTTTTGATTCTGTAAACATACCTTCAAACATATCTTCTAAACGTTTAGCATGTCCGTCTTTCATTGAATGAGGTCTTAATCTTCTGTGTCTTGGGTGAGAAGGTAATTCATCCTCAACTTCAAAATCAAACTCAAAGTCATCCGGATTATCTTCATCAACATCATCATACATAAATCCTTCAGCCATTTCAGGTTCTATATCCATATCCGCTTGGATATCTTCAACTTCACTATCGTCAGTTAAGTCTTCACCACCCATATCGTCACCACCTAAATAATCATCAGATTCAACACCTTCAAATTTATTCATTATCTCTTCTTTATCTTCTTCATCTAAAGATTCTAAATCTAAAGCCGATAAGATTGAGTTGATAACATACTTAATGTCTTTAGAAGTCATTGGTTCGTCTTGTTGAGCATCTTCAAACGCTCTTAATTTTTGAGCCAATTTACCTGTTAACTTTTGAATAACTTTTAATGTAACAATTTCGTCATCTTCAGATTCCATCTCGTCATCACCAAAATCAAGTTCTTCAGTATCATCAATATCAAATTCGTCTTCAGGTGCCGGAGCGGGTGCAGGTGCCGGAGCAGGTGCCGGAGCAGGTGCCGGAGCGGGCGCAGGTGCCGGAGCAGGTGAGGGAGTTGGTGCCGGAGCAGCTTGTTCTTCAGTTTCACCACCTTTCATTTTTAAAATATATTTTGTTGCGTCATTCTCATAAAATAAATTAACATTATCCTGTTGACCTTCATTAACATTTACTTCTTTCGCTATTAAATTAAGCCTTTTGAACGCTTGAGAATAAGATGAATAATACTTTCTATTTTTCATTGGCTCTAAATAATCCACTTCATCAGTAGATTCAGTCAAACTTCGTTTAATGATATAACCATTTTTTTCTTTAATAATCTGATAATTTCTACCGTCGGCTAATGTTCTATTATAGTCAACTGATGTGTTCTCATTTATCGGTGTAGGTATATTTTCATTGTATTTTGCGATTTCCATGATACGTTGAATTTTCTCCATACCTTGTAATTTTTCGCTACCAATCGGTCTTAAATTATTTCCCATTTGTTAATTTTTTATAAAATTATTTTATATATAAATATATTCGGAATCAAAAATGTTGTAATCCCGACAGGTTTATTATTGATAATACCTATTTTTTATTTAAAAAAGATTTTTATCAACGAATTTTATTTATAAATAGTTGTGAATTAAAAAAAAAATATTATCTTTGTATAAATATTAAAACATCAACAGATATGAAAAAATTAATCATCATTATTCTTTTTATTTTTATTTCAAGTTTATCTTTTGGTCAACATGCAATAAAAGCCGGTAAATATTATGAATTAGATAAAGTGTTTACACGAGATTCCATATCAGTTAAATTATTAATGGATACCTACAAATTAGATATTACTAAATTATCCGCTGTTAAATTTTTTGGGGAATTTGAGTTATCTGACAATTTACATCATAATTACTCTCATTCAGAATACACATATATTTTAGAGAAAAAAACTGGAGTAGTTACATTAAAATCACTTAATTATAATCAAAATTTATTAAAGCTTAATAAATACGTTATGGTTTTTTGTTTTGACGATAATACTACAGAGAAAAAAACTATTACGATTAAAATATTTTAATAAAAAAAAAGGGTCTTTAAGACCCTTTTTTCATTATTTGTGGAAGTTTAATTATTAATCTTCTATTAGATGCCGTTTGATTTTCATCTTTTACTTCAGGCCATTTTTTACCCGGAGCAAATTTGTCTGTTTGTCCAATACCATTAGGTATAAAATTTAATTTAATTCCCGGTAAACTATTTTTAAGAAGTGAAGCAATTGTTTCTGCTCTTTTTTTAGATAAATCCATATCATAATCTTTTCTTTTTTGACCTGTTTTAACTTTACCTTCAGGGTCTCCATCGATAGATGATGATGATATTACTTCTACATCTCCTGTAGCATCAGAATAATTAGTTTTAATTGATTCGATAAAATCTTTAAATTCTTGTTTAGCCTCATCTGTTAAATAAGTTTGATTAAATTTAAATGGACTTTCAATATTTAATTCAAATGGTATATCTTCAGGTCTGTCTTCAGGTTTTTTAGGTGTAGGTTTATTTGAAAAATATTTAGCACTAGCGCCAGGAAACAATTGTATTAAAATACCATATCCACCTTTTTTAACATACATTACCGGAGATATTGTATCATCTTTAGATTCTTCATATCTACCCTTTAATAAACTTAAGTCTTGTTTTATTATCTTTGCAGTGTAAAGTGTTGGTGAACCAACCTTTGATTTGTCGGTTGGAGATGGGAGTCTTCGGTCATTTGGGGCCATTGCAACAAATTTATAATCCATATTAGCATTTTGTAATGGTACTAAAGGCTCACCACCTACCGAAGATGAATAAAGGTCAGGCCAATATTTGTCAGTAAGTTCAAAATTTAAACCCCAACCATAATCTGAAACTAATTCTTTTGTTTTATAATTAACTTTAAAATTATATAAATCACCATTTACATATTTCCACTGTTGTCCATCAGCAACATCAACAATTGAATATAAGTAATTTTGATTAATTTTAAAATAAAATTCACTTCCTAATTTATAAAAAGATTCATCAATTTCTTCTTCTTTTTCTTCTTGTTCTTGAAGAACTTTTTTAACTAAATAGTATAATTCTGATTCTGTTAGTTTTATAATTTTTTTTCCCATAATTTTTATTTATTAATATATATACCTTTCTTTCAAAGAAAGATTTTTATCTGCGTGTTTTGTTTGAAAATCAAATAGTTTTTGAATATAACCATTTCGTCTTAAAACTTTAAAAACCAAGTTTTCATTTGAGAATTCCCCCCCATCTTCTAAACCTCGTGTTCTATATTTTTTAAGTTTATCTTTAAATTTATTTATTATTTCTTTAGAAGCTTCTAACGAATCTTCATCTTCCACATCATTAATTACGTCATCAATCATTTTCATCCATTCTTCGGATTTAGTTTTGATTAATGCCGTATCAATCTCAACATCTTCTTTTTTTGGTTTGGTTATCCATTCATCCATCAATACTGAATACTCACCACTACTAGTGTGAGGTTCACTTGTATCTTGAACATATAATTCAACGTCATAACCAAAAATGGTTATATTATGTTTATCGTTATATAATGTTTTTTTTAATCGGAATAGTTCTTGATATAGAGGTAATTCTTTTTCCGAAAATTGTTTGAAGTCAACAAGAATGTGTAGGTCAATATCAGAATATTTTGACCAATTGTAGTTAGCTAATGAACCGGTCATAACAACATCGTCCACAACCATATCAACACCTATAAAGTCAATGAATTCATAAGCGATTTGCAACAAACGTTCTCTAACCTTTGGAGACATCTTATTAGATGATACCCAAATTTTAGGATTTAATTCATCTTGTAGATGAAAGCTTGATAATATACTTTTTAAATTACTCATTAACAATAAATACTTAAATAAGTATAATTGTTATACTTTTTTGTATTTGAATTTTTTAGAAATATCTGTAGTGAAGTATTTTCCTTGAGATTCCGCCAATCTAAATTTGGTATAAACATTATGAGGTACGTCTTCATACTCGTATCTAGTACCATTTTTAAATTGGGCAATCATTTTTTTTGTAGTAGTATCGTATTCAGTTCTTACGATATTTGTTGACTCAATCTCATTGATGATTTTAGTCCCGTCTATTATTTCTTTTTTTACCGCCATTGTCTAAAGGTGTTTTTAAGTCGATTATTTTTAGTTTATCCATAAGATAATCACTAAACTCATTATGGTCAACATCACCAAAAAAACTTTTTATTTCAAAAAATACTTCTTTTCTTAAATCTGAAAATTTTTGAAAATTTCTCATTATATCAGTCGGATAATATGGGGGACTTTTCAAATCTTCTTCGGTCCACCCTTCACGTTTAAACGCCTTACGTAAATTGTAATACGTTTCAGCCAATTCATTATCGACACCTAACGTATCAATATATTTCATCCAATGTTTTTTATGTACCATTTCAATAAATATATTCCAAATTTGTTTTGTACATTCAAATATTTGTATTACTTTTGTCCAATCATTTGAAAAAGTGAAAATAACCCTTATACTTAAATAAAACAATTAATTATGATAGAATCTATGGATGGTGGAAGTAATGGTGGAAATAAATCAGTAAAAACTGATTCATCTACTCCCGTATTAGACAATTTTAGTAGAGATTTGATTAAACTTGCCGAAGAGGGTAAACTTGACCCGGTGGTAGGTAGAGAAAGAGAAATCACTCGAATTGCACAAATCCTTTCACGTAGAAAGAAAAATAACCCAATCATTATTGGTGAACCTGGTTGTGGTAAAACCGCAATTGTTGAAGGTCTTGCCATTATGATTTATAATGGGGATTGTCCAAGAAACTTAATGGACAAAAGAATCGTATCATTAGATATGACATCAATTGTTGCGGGAACAAAATACCGTGGACAATTTGAAGAAAGAATGAAAGTCATTATCGAAGAACTTCAAAACGAACCGAACATCATTGTATTCATTGATGAAATCCACACAATCGTTGGAGCAGGTAACTCATCAGGTTCAATGGACGCATCAAACATCTTTAAACCAGCACTTGCTCGTGGAGAGATTCAATGTGTTGGAGCGACCACTTTGGATGAATACAGAAAAAACTTCGAGAAAGACGGAGCGTTAGAAAGACGTTTCCAAAAAGTTGTTGTAGATGCAGCAACCAAAGAAGAAACATTAATCATCCTTAAGAATGTAAAAGACAAATACGAGAACTACCATAAGGTGACTTATACCGATGAAATACTATCTGTATGTGTTGATTTGGCTGACCGTTATATCACCGATAGAGAATTCCCGGACAAAGGGTTTGACATTATCGATGAGGTTGGAGCTAGAAGTCAGGTTGATGTAAAAATGCCAGATTCAATTGAAAAATTGAAACTACAAGCATCAAACATTAAACAAGAGAAAATTGATGTTGTAAAACAACAACGATATGAGGAGGCGGCAAACCTACGTGATAAAGAAAAACGTATCTTAACCAAACTTGAAACTGAAAAGAAAAAGTTTGAAGAAGAACTTCTTACACACAAAAAAGAAATCACTTTGGATTTAGTTTATGAGGTGGTTTCCAATATGACCAAAATTCCGGTTACCAAATTAAATGCGGATGAAACCAAACTATTGTCAGAGATGGAAACAAATCTATCTGATAAAGTTATTGGACAATCTGAAGCAGTTTCAAAGATTGCAAAATCAATCCGTAGAAACAGAATTGGCATCAAAGACCCGAACAAACCAATCGGTTCATTCATCTTCCTTGGTTCAACAGGTGTGGGTAAAACATACTTGGCAAAACAACTAGCAAAACAAATGTTTGGTAGTGAAGATAATATGATTCGTGTGGATATGTCCGAATACCAAGAAAAACACACCATTTCAAGATTAATTGGAGCACCTCCGGGATACGTTGGATACGATGAAGGTGGACAATTAACCGAACAAGTGAAAAACAAACCTTATTCTGTAATTCTATTTGATGAAATTGAGAAAGCAAACAAAGACATCTTCTCAACACTTCTTCAAGTACTAGACGACGGTCACCTTACCGATGGTATGGGGAGAAAGATTAACTTCAAAAATTGTGTCATCATTATGACATCAAACGTGGGGGTTAAAAAATTACAGGACTTTGGTTCGGGTGTTGGATTCAAAACAGGAAATGTTTCATACGCTGAAGAAGAGTACAAACGTGATATTCTTAAAAAAGAACTTAAAAAATTCTTTACACCTGAATTCTTAAACAGAATTGATGAAGTTGTTATCTTTAACTCTTTGGTTAAAGAAGATGTTAAGAAAATTGTAAATTTGGAATTGGACAAACTATCTAAAAGATTGGTTGGATTAAAATATAACATCACATTTGATGAAAGTATTTTAGAACTAATCTCTGAAGTTGGGTTTGATGAGACCTACGGGGCAAGACCAATTAAAAGAGCAATCCAAGATAAAATTGAGGATTTTGTATCTGAAGAGATTATTAAAGGAAATATGGTGGAGGGTGTTCCATACACCCTTGTATCCGTAGAGAAAGAAGTGGTAGTTAAAACTGAACCTACCAAAAAGACAAGAAAGAAAAAAGAGGACAATTAGTCCTCTTTTTTTTATATTATTTTTCAAAACTCATAAGAAACTTTTCAAATGCTTGTAAAATATTAGGTTTTGACAATAAAGGAAACTTTTTAGGCTCAATTGCCAATCCCATTCCGTGAATTTTATCTTTAGTTCCTACCTGAATAGGTTTATTATCCTTTTTAGGTTTAACAATCGCATAGTCAGGATTAAAAGTTACTGTCAATGTTAAATTTTTTTCAGGTATTTTTTTCATAAATTTTAATTCAGAACCTCCCGTTTCTATTGAATAATTAAGTTTTTTCAAAACTGAGTCTAACATCTGAGGTGTCACCTTTTTTTCTTCTTTAGGTGTAGGGAATAACGCTCCCTGTTCAGAAATTACATTCTTTTTACCTGAGTGCATCTCAAGGATTCTATTTTTCTCATCTTGAGAAATGTTGTTAAATAAATTTTTCATATCGTTATCTTTTTATTATAAATATATCGAAAAAAAAAAAGAGAACATTAAGTCCTCTTTTTTTATTAAAACAATTTAAAATATTTACTATCAACCTTAAAAGGGTATTTCTTATTTCCTAACCCTTCAATCATCTTTTTACCGGTCTCTATTCCACTGTAAACATCTTCAACAACAACATATTCATTTGGTGTGTGATAGTTGTAATAACCTATTGCAAAATTGATACAGGAGAAGTCAAAGATATTTTTTAATGCGTAAACATCTGTATAAGGATGTGACTGGTAATCATGTCTACCATTAAACCCTTCGTTTAATGCAACATCACAAATTTTAAAAAATTCACTATCTCTTTCAAACAATTGTGTTCCCATACAATATTCGCTTACCATAACATTTCCCGGAGCATCGAACTGAATACCATAACCAACATTTAAAAAGAAATTTGGGTCGGCTTTTTTAGAACCATGACATCCGGTTTCTTCTGATACAAAGAACGCTGCTTTCAGATTTGGTAATTCTTTTAATAATTCCAAACAAGCGAAGATTCCACATTTATCATCACCACCAATTCCGGTTGGGTGTCCAAAATGATTATAAGCTTTTAGGGATGGTTTTAAAACTTTTTGTTCATTAGGTAATGTTTCCTCACGAATAATAATGTTATCCAAAGAGTGAACTGTATCAGTATGAGCAATAACACAAGGGAAATACTCAATAAATTTATCCGTTTGTTTTACGGCATAAATGTTTTTATGTTCATCCACATTAAATGGGATTCCATTGTCTTCTAACCATTTGATTAGAAACTCCACCATAAGGTCTTCTTGATATGTTTTTGTCGGAACTGACAAAATTTCTTTTAATAATTTATAATCTCTATCCATTCAACAAAGATAATATAAAATATAACAATATTAAAGATTTTATTAGTTTATTCTAATAAACCCTTCAAATAACTCGGGAGAAACTAAAAAGTTATTAAATTCTTCTTCAGTGTAACTTCTATCTTCTAATCCACTACCATCTTTTTTGAACACCTGAACAATAATTTTATTTGTTGCCGGGTCGATTTTTCTAATAAAAAACTCACGACCTGATTTAGTTTCATATCTATTATTAAGATGATAATTTTTAGTAATTCTATTGAATATATTAGAGTATTCATAGACATCAATAAATTCATCCGAATCTTCTATTTTTTCGAATATTTTATCAAGTTGTTTTTCAACCAATTCATTAAATGATTTTTCATCAAAATCGTTACAATATATCTCCCATCTATTCTCATCCCATCCTCCAATATTACTATCTCTATGACCAATATTGGTTAATACCTCACGTAATGATAACGTTTTGTCTCCGACGTTGTTAAATAACGATAATAATATACTCGAAGTGGTATAATAATCTCTAAAACAATCTTGTCTAATTAAACCATAATTAGAAAAATAATCACACGTATCACTTTCAATCCATTCTTTAGCTCCATTATTTCTACAATGATTTTCTTCATCAGTCCAATCAGTAATTATATAGTCAACCTCATTTGGGAACATTTTTTCTAATAATTTACTAGATTCTTCTTTGTCTTCATCAGTATCTAATTTAGCAGTAGATGGACTGATTAGTCGTAATATTTGTTTTAATTTAATAATATTTTCATCAGAAAATTGGTATAAGAGATAACCTTCATTCCATTCATTATACCCGTGGTCGTAATCAATAAAATTAGCTCCATCATAATGAGAATATACTGATTCGGCAAAAGATATATCGTATTCGTCCATATCAAACAACTTTAGATAATCTTCAATATCGTCAAATCTAAGTTTAACCATACTTTTACTTGGATTTTTTTCATTATATATAAACTTCCAAATAAGGTCGTCAGCCCTTTCCATTTGATTTGATGTTACTTTTTCACCATTTTTTATTGTTAATAATAATTTGTAAATATCGGATTGACCAACAATATTATCAATCACAGATTTAACCTCATCCGGTAAATCTGATTCAAATTCACTTCTATTTAATACTCTGTGTCTTTGAGCTTCATTACCATAATAATGGTTTTTATTATCTTCATCTTTATGAATAATTGATGTTTGAATGGGTTCT